CGCGGACACCCGAGGGTAAGAATCCCTTGATTGGGACTCATCCATTCGGGTACGAGGTGGGGCTTTCCGTCTATAAACGACCTTAAAAGTGCCAAAGTACGATGCGGGTAAATGCCTTCTCTACCCGCCCATACGAGCACTTGGTTGATTACTACATAGACGTCGGTCTCACTAGCAAGAGACTTTACATAGAACGGGGTAATATCTACCCCATTTAGAAAATCACCGCCACAAGACTCGCGAAAGGAACCTTCACTAAAGGACTTATCTAGATTAACGATAAGGCCCGCCTTTGTCAAGACGTCTACGAAGCCGCTATACTCGTGAGAAGGGATAATGATATCATCCCCGAACACGCAAGTGTTGGACCAGTCAATGAAAAGACTGGGACCCCCACGAGTAGCACGGTATCCGTAGATTAGAGCCACAATGATCAGTGTCATCAAGGGAAAAGTAAAGCCGTTCCCCATCGTGCTGATCATATTCAGCTCTACTTGTCTACCTAAGCTCCCAGCTTTACCATCGCCGGGAATTGTAATCACAGGTGACCTGAGCTTTATTAACAGGTCAAACCATGAACTAGGTAGAAGGGCACGTACAAGATCGATACTAATCATATCGCTAGCGGATTTCAAATCGAGGGTTGCAACATCCCCAAAAATCGATCCACGCTTGGCCATAGCAATGTTCTTTTGCTGTTGGTTGCGAATGTCTAGTCCGATATGCCTAAGAGCTCCTTCCAGGTACATGCCTGCAGCAAGCTGCAGACACATATTACCAGAAGGTTCTATGGCAATTGTACGCTCAGTGTCCTCGTTTTTGGGCACTGTTGTCAGTCGTGAACCCTCAATCTGCGTAATTCCCTCAACTCCTTGTTGTCCATCTCTGGACACGAAGTAAGGGTTTGAACCACGCAGTTTACGAACCAAGGGTTCGCACAGAGCGGTACAAGTCATATTCTGATAAATCTTGTCGGCTGTATGCGTGCCTTTCACTCCATTACTGGAGCCAGGACCGAAACGCCAATTTGAAAACA